AACTCTTAAATCTGCGGTTAATGGTGAATTTTATCTTGATGTAAAGAGTCCGAAACTTTACAAAAAGATTCGTCGATATTATCAAAATGAAGGTGTAATCTTCTCTGAAGATCCTTTAGATAATTATGATATTCTCATGGAGTGCATTGCCCAAGACCTTGAAACTTCCGAAGTTGCGTGATGACAAAAGTTATTCTTGAACGAGAAGGTTATCGTTTCGTTGAGAAAGGCATTATCGAACTCAACGGTATGCCTGATTATCGTCTACAGAAACAGAACTACTATACTAAACATTGGAATGACATTTATTTGTTTGATAATTCTATGCAACTTACTACTGCAATGGAAGATCACCAATATGCAAGGTGGTTAGACCCTGATAGAGTTCCTTGTTATATCAAGGAAGATGATATTCTTGATTGGGATCAATAGTCTCGGGATGACTTAAAACGCGCACTGGTCGGGACCCCCTCGAAGTCACGGAGAGACTTTAAAAGTACTGGTGGAGTCAATTATGACCCTATTGTTTTCTTGCTTTTTTCAAGAGCAAGTGGTGCGGATGGGACTCTCTCCCGCCTGGTTTCCAATTTCCAGTTAAAGAATTGGTGGCGAGCCTGAAAAGACCTAGAGGAGAGTTGCATAAACTCTCTTTTTTTGCTATAATGATAGAAATTATTTTGTCTATGAAAGTTGCATTAATTACTGGTATTACTGGGCAGGATGGATCATATCTTGCCGAATTGCTTTTAGAAAAAGGATATGAAGTACACGGAATCGTCAGACGATCCTCCCTTATCAATACTCACAGAATTGATGGGATTTATGATCGTCTTAGTCTTCACTATGGTGATCTTACTGATTCTACTAACCTAGTTCGAGTTATTCAAAAAGTTCAACCGGATGAGATTTACAATCTTGGTGCTCAAAGTCATGTTAAGGTATCCTTTGAGATGCCTGAATACACTGCTGATGTCGATGCTGTGGGAACTCTTCGTATTCTTGAGGCAGTGCGTCTTCTGGGTATGGAAGACCGTGTAAGGATCTACCAGGCGTCTACAAGCGAACTCTATGGATTAGTTCAGGAAACCCCACAGAAAGAGACTACACCCTTCTATCCCCGCTCTCCCTATGGTGTGGCGAAACTCTATGGATATTGGATCACAAAGAACTATCGTGAGGCATATGGAATGTATGCTTGTACTGGTATTCTTTTCAATCACGAAAGTCCTCGCCGTGGTGAAACTTTTGTAACCCGTAAGATTACAAAGGCACTCTCTAAGATTTCTGTTGGACTTCAAGATTGTTTGTATCTAGGTAATCTTAGTGCTAAACGTGACTGGGGACACGCCAAGGATTTTGTGGAAGCTATGTGGTTAATGCTTCAACAAGATGAACCAGAAGACTTTGTAATTGCTACTGGTAAACAGTATTCAGTTCGTGAGTTTGTTGAAGAAGCAGCACCTTATTTTGGAATGAAGATTGCTTGGGAAGGTGAAGGATTAAATGAAGTTGGTATTGATAAACTTACTAAAAAAACAATTATTCGAGTTAGTCCTAAATATTTTAGACCTGCTGAAGTTGAATCTTTATTGGGTGATGCCTCAAAGGCAAAGGAGAAACTAGGTTGGGAACCTAAGACTTCATTTAAACAATTAGTTGAGGACATGTGTGTTTATGGACAGTGAATCTAAAATATTTGTTGCAGGCCATAGGGGTCTTGTAGGATCTGCAATTATTCGCCAATTAGAAAAACAAGATTGTAAAAATATCATAACTAAAAATAAAACTGAATTAGATCTTAGAATTCAAAAAGATGTAGATGAGTTCTTTATGGAAGAAAGACCTGAATATGTCTTTCTGGGAGCTGCTAAAGTAGGTGGTATTGGATATAATAAGAAAGTACCTGCAGATTTTATTCGTGAAAATTTGCAGATTCAAACTAATGTAATTGATAGTGCTTATCGTAATGGTTGTAAAAAACTTTTATTTCTTGGATCTGCTTGCATTTATCCAAAACTAGCACCTATTCCAATTAAAGAAGAATATTTGATGACTGGTCCTTTGGAAGAAACAAATAGTGCATATTCTCTAGCAAAAATTGCAGGGTATATGATGTGTAAAAAATATACCGAACAGTATGGATTTTCAACAGTTTCAGTCATGCCTAACAATCTTTATGGCATTAATGATAATTTTATTCTTGAACAATGCCATGTGATTCCAAGTTTCATTAATAAATTTGTAACAGCAAAGGATAAAAATCTTCCCAATGTTACTTGCTTTGGTGATGGAAGTCCCACTAGGGAATTTTTGTTTTCTGATGATCTTGCCGATGGTTTAATTTTTCTGATGAATAATTATTCTGATCCAGAAATCATTAATATTGGTCCAGATCGTGAAGTAACTATTAAAGAACTTTCTGAATTGGTTGCTAGGCAAGTTGGGTATGATGGGGAATTAATTTGGGACACTACTAAACCAAATGGAACTCCTAGAAGAGCATTAGACACTTCTAAAATGAATTCTCTTGGATGGAAACCACGCACTTCTCTTGAAGATGGTCTCAAAATTACAATTGATTGGTTTTTTAAAAATAAAAATAATTATGTCAGAGTTTAATTGAATTGTTTATGAATAATATGAGGTAATTAAGATGAAATATATAACTAATATTGATGGTGGGGATGGATTTGGGTCTCAATTTTTGGCTAGAATTTGTGGGATAACTTATGCCAATTATCACAAATTAAATTATGTACATTTTCCAATCAAAACAATACTATTAGAGGATAAACCTTCACAGTCTAGAACTGATGAATTAGATTCCTCAAATAGATTATTGAATAGTATTATGTTAAATTTGAGAATTAAAAATATAGATGAATTAGATAGTTCTGATACTATTGATACTTGCTGTCGAACTAACTTTTATAATGAGATACTTTCCAATCCATCCCAATATTTTACTGAAGAATGGATTAGTAGTTTACAAGATTCTTACAGTGAAAAACCACCAAATTATTATCAAAATGATAAATTAAACATAGCAATTCATATTAGAAGAGGTAATGATATTGGTATTAATGATTACATGCGATATGTAAGTTCTGATTTTTATGATGATTTGATTGCAAAATTTTTAGAAAAATATGAAAATTCTATAATTCATATATTTTCTTGGAATGATCCTGGCATAACAATTAAATCTGATAGAATTATGTTACACATTACATCTGATGGTGGTAAGAAATTTTTATCAGATTTCAATGCTTTAGTTCATGCAAATATCTTATTGGTTGGAGCAAGTACTTTTAGTACTTCTGCTGCGTTTTTTAATAAAAATTTGGTTTTGTATAGTAAAAAAATTGGTAATATTGATTGTAACCCATTTGTTCCAATTTGGGAAACTAATTTTGAAAATATTATTGGTAATTTTTAGGAATATTTTAAATTATATGATATAATAACTATAGGAATTGTGAAAACATATGAGTGGTATTTAAAATGATCGGGTTTGATTCCTTGGGGAAATTGGGCAGACTTGGCAATCAGATGTTTCAATATGCTTCGTTAAAAGGAATATCTAGAAATATGGGATATGATTATTGTATCCCACCATCGCTTAGTAAAGATATTTGGAATGATCATCAACTTTTTTCTTGTTTCAATTTAAAATCAAATATTTCCTTTACAAATTATCCAGTAGTATCAGAAAAAGGTTTTTCTTTTGATGAAGAACTTTTCAATAATTGTCCCGATAATGTATCTTTATGGGGATTTTATCAAACTGAAAAATATTTTGAAAATATTAAGGAAGAAATAAAAAATGATTTTCAATTTAAAGATGAAATTATTGAAACTGGTTATTACTTGATATCAAACTTTAAAAATCCAATTTCACTTCATATTCGTAGAACTGATTACATTACAAGTCCAAATCATACTGCATTACCTTTAGATTATTATAAAAATGCATTAAATATGTTTGATAGTAATAGAGAGGTTATTATTTTTTCTGATGATCCAAAGTGGTGCTTAGATCAAGAATTATTTTCTGATGATAGATTTTTTGTATCTGAAATTGGAGATACATATATTGACTTGTGCCTTATGACATTGTGCTCAGATCACATTATTGCTAATAGTTCTTTTAGTTGGTGGGGAGCCTGGTTAGCAAAAAGTAATAAAGTAATTGCTCCTTCTGCATGGTTTGTTGGATCTAATAATGAGCATTTAAATACTGAAGATATAATTCCGAAAAGATGGGAAAAAATATGAAAAAATTTATTTGGCCTTTGATGAAAAATAATATAACTCTTGCTGATAGATTAAAATTGGCAAAATTTGTTTTGTTTTCGGATAGATTTACTAACGGTAAAAAAGTCAGGGAGTTTGAATCTAAATGGAATGAATGGTTAGGTTCGAAGTATTCTCTGTATGTCTCCTCTGGAAGCACTGCAAATTATCTTCTTCTTTCTGCCGTAAAGGAACTTTATAATCTCAAAGATGGTGATAAGGTTTTAGTTCCTGCTTGCACATGGGTTACAAATGTTGGTCCAGTAATTCAACTTGGATTTACTCCCATTTTCTGTGATATAAATTTAGATAATTTTAGTTTTTGTGAAGAAGATCTTGAGCATATTGCTAAAGTGCATTCAGATATTAAATTAGTCTTTGTTACTCATCTTATTGGGTATTCTGCTAATGTGGAAAAGTATAGGGAATTATTTCCAAATGCTTTAATTCTTGACGATATTTGTGAATCTCATGGTTGTAAATCTCCTGATGGTTCCAAAAGAGGATCTGATAGTCTGGGGGCAACTTTTAGTTTTTATTTTGGGCATCACATTTCAACAATAGAAGGTGGGATGATCTCTACAAATAATTATGAACTTTATGATTTGATGAAAATGAAAAGAAGTCATGGGTTGGCAAGAGAATCTACAAGATATGCTGAATATGTGAAACAATATCCAGATATTTCCAATCAATTTCTTTTTATTACTGATGGTTATAATTTTAGAAATCATGAGTTAGGTGCAGTTTTGGGTTTATCTCAACTTAAAAGATTGGACAGATATATCCAAAAACGTAATGAAAATTATAAAAAATTTATTGATCTAATTTCTACATATTCATTTAATTTTTATATACCACCAGTTCCACAAACTTGTAGTAATTTTTGTTTTCCTTTAATTTGTAGAACCAAAGAATTGGCAGATAGAATAAGAAAAATTTTTGATGAGGTTGGTATTGAGCACAGACCTATTATTAGTGGAAATTTATTGAAACAACCTTTTCTTTCAAATTATGAAATAACTACCAATAAAAAATATCTCAATATTGATTTGATACATTTAAATGGAATTTATTTGGGAAATAATCAATTTGTAGAAGATTTTGAAATTAAATTGCTTGAAAATATTTTTGATAATCTATGACAATTTCATTTAATCAACTTGGAAATCTTGGACATTTGGGTAATCAAATGTTTCAGTATTCTGCAGCAAAAGGAATAGCAAATAAAAATAATACAGATTGTATTGTTGCATCTTCAAAAACTTTCGGATCTAATTATGATGTCAAAAGCAAATTGGATGATTATTTTGTGCTAGAATGTGAAAGAGGAATTACTAATTTTCCTCAATATAATGAATCTAAATTTGAGTTTGATAGTAATGTATTTAATTTGAATTTTGATGTTGATCTTTTTGGATATTTTCAATCTTGGAAATATTTTAATGATATTGAAATTCAACTTAGGAAAGATTTTAATTTTAAATCTGAAATATATGATCCTTCTAGAGAACAATTTGATCTAATGTTTGGAGGAACAAAAGTAATCTCAATGCACATTAGAAGGGGAGATTATGTTGGAAATGAAACTCATCCACTTCAATCTTTAGAATACTATGAGCAAGCATTATCTGAATTTAATAATATTCCTATTATTGTATTTTCAGATGATTTGGAATGGTGCAATCAACAAAAAATATTTGAGAACGAAAAATTTTTCATTTCAAATTCTGAAGATTGTGGTATTGATTTATGTTTGATGTCGTTTTGCAATTATCACATTATTGCCAATAGTTCTTTTAGTTGGTGGGGATCTTGGTTGGCAAAAAGTGAAAAAACTATTGCCCCCAAAAATTGGTTTGGTGGAAGTTGTATAAATTATAGTACAGAAGACTTGTATTGTTCTGATTGGATTATTTTATAGGAGAATTAAATGGAAACTTTATTTGAACAGACTTGGTGGGATGATAATCTCAAAAATAGAATGGGAGATTACCTCGGTTGGTTGGGAGATTCAACTGCCGATTCTCGTATTTTTATTCGTGATAATATTAAAGAACTTGAAATTAAATCTTTTGCTGATTTTGGGTGTGGGCCCTGTATAGAATATACCACTCTCAAAAAAGAAGGATATGAATTTGAGTATCTTGGAATCGATTCTTGCATTCATTTAAAAGAAATTAATGAATCAAAAGGAATTAATTTTATTAATGCTCCAGTAGAAAAAACTGGACTTGATGATGATTCATATGAACTTTCATATTCTAGGCATGTATTTGAGCATCTTCCCACTTATGAAGATATTTTAAATGAAATGATTAGAGTTGCAAGTAAATATGTAGTGCATATTTTTTTCATAAAACCAGCAGAAACTAAAAAAATTAGTTATTGGGAAGAGGAAAATTTGTATCATAATCGTTATTCTAAAAATGATATTGAAAACCATCTTTCAAAAAACTCAAAAGTTAAATCTTTCGAATGGTTGGATATTAATGAATCTGAAAATGTTTTAGTTATTTCTTTAGTATAAGTAAATTTTAAGGTTAAATTAAATGAAAATTTGTATTTTAAATATTGCTACCAATAAGTATATTCAATTTATAGAACCTCTTTTGGATTCTATTGAAGAAAATTTTTTAAATGATCATGAAATTTCTGCATTAGTTTTTACTAATCATGAAATTGAAGAGTCATCCGAAAATGTAAAGATTGTTCAAATTGAACATGAACCTTGGCCAATTCCTACATTGAAAAGATATCATTATTTCATGAAGGAAGCAGAATATATTTCTCAATTTGATTACTGCTTTTATATGGATGTGGATATGAGAATTGTTTCAAAAGTTGGTGATGAAATTCTTGGAGATCTAGTTGCCACACAACATCCAGGATTTTGGTATAAGAGTGTTGATGAATTTTCTTACGAGCGTAGACCAGAATCTAAGGCATACATTCCTTATGGTGAAGGAAAAATGTATTATGCTGGAGGATTTAATGGTGGAAAACCTGAACATTTTCTCAAAATGTCAGAAACTATTGTAAATAATGTTGAAGAAGATTTTAAAAATAATCTTATTGCGGTATGGCATGATGAGAGTCATATGAATCGATATCTTCTTAATAATCCACCAACAGTAGAATTAACTCCTTCGTATTGCTATCCAGAATCAGTTAAGCTTAATCCTACTAGTTGGAATATTCCTTTTGAACCTAAAATTTTAGCATTAGAAAAAAATCATGCGGAAGTTAGATCCTAGTATGGATACTATAAAAATATTTTCTATTCATGCTAAAAGAACTGATTTTTTAAAATTACAAATAGAATCTTTAAGATATTTTTGTAAAGATAATTTTGAGTATTATTGTATTGATAATTTTTTATTACCAGAACAAAGTCAATTTATAAAAAAAGAATGTGAAAATTTAAATGTAAATTATATTCGTATTATTGATAATATCTGTGGTACATCACAAGATCATGTTCGTGCATTAAATTTAATTAAAAATTTTACTGATGATTCTAATTTGAATGTAATTTTAGATTTTGATACATTTTTGATTGATAAATTTTCATTTAAAGATTATATTGATACTTATAATATTTCTGGAATTTATCAACAAAGAAATAATTTTGAAAAAGAGCATATTGCTGCAATTGTTGTAATAGTAAATCAAGATAATAATTTTTCTGAAATAGATTTTTATTTTGGAGACGGATGTGATACTGGTGGAAATACTAGATTTTATTTGAAAGATAAAAAAGTTAAATGGATGAATCATACTCCGGGATTAATCGATCAAAATGATAATAATTGCTTTACTATTCCATATGATAATTCTTTTGGATGTCAAATTATAGAGGGATCTTTTTTACATTACTATAGAGGAACTAACTGGGACAATTGTTCGGAAAATTATGAGCAGTTAAAAACACATTGGTTAGTTGATGCCTTGAAAAAATCTAAAGAACAATCTATTCTGAATGATACCTATTTGGACAAATATCAAACTCCATATTCTCATGCATTTAAACATTGGAATGGGAGTAATGATTTTTTTAATTCCAAATTAAATCCTTATCTTAATACTTAATATGAAATTAAATCTACTTGATGTACCTGTCTATTATATTAATCTTGACGGACATGATGAAAAAAGAAAATTAACTGAAACTCTTTTAAAAAGACTCGGTTTTAAATATGTTGAGAGATTATCTGCAGTAGAGCATAAGGCAGGTAGAATTATTGGATGTGCTAGATCTCATTATGAAATTTTAAGCAGGAATTTAAAACCTCCATTTATAATTCTTGAGGATGACTGCACACTAAACCGTGACTTTAATTCTGAAGTAGAATTGCCGGAGAATGTAGATGCTCTATATCTTGGTATTTCTCATTGGGGAAGATATTTAAATCATTCTGGACCTTATGTACATTATACTAATATTAGTGACAATATTGTTAGAGTGTATAATATGCTTGCAACTCATGCTATAATGTATCTTAGTCAAGAGTATGTTGACATTTGCAAAAGAATATCATATCATTATGGATATGAAGTAGAAAATCATTTGGATATTGGATTTGCTGAAGTTCATAAACTTTACAATGTTTATAGTTTTGATGAACCACTATTTTGTCAATATGATTGGAGTGCTGTTACTACAGGAAAATTGAGTTCTGTTAGTATTGATAAAACTGAATCTGATAAATTATTCAAAGAAGTTTTATCCGATGATGAAAATTATTATAAATTAAATCAGGAATTCAAATCACCAATTAGACCTCTTCTCATGAGAAGAGATGTTAGTGGTATTCCTGGATATTATGTTCCTACGAAATTAATGTAAAATGAAAAGTTTAGTTACTGGCGGTGCAGGATTTATTGGTTCGAACCTTGTAGATCATCTTCTTGAAATAGGGCACGAGGTTATTGTAATTGATAATGAGTATTCTGATGCTCATGATCATTTTTATTGGAATGATAATGCACAAAACTATAAGTATGATATCCGTGACTATGAGAATACTCGCCCACTTTATAATGGAGTGGACTATGTGTTTCATTTTGCTGCTGAAGCTAGAATTCAACCCGCAATTCAAAATCCAATTGAGGCAGTAAGTATTAACTCCGTTGGCACTTGTACGATCCTTCAGTGTTCTCGTGAGGCAGGTGTGAAGCGTGTGATGTATTCCTCAACTTCTTCTGCATATGGAAATAATACTCCCCCAAACATAGAAACACAAACAGATGATTGTCTCAATCCATATTCAGTTTCTAAAGTGAATGGTGAAAAACTATGTAAAATGTATACTGAGTTATTTAATCTCCCAACAATTATCTTTAGATATTTTAATATTTATGGTGAGCGTCAACCTCTTAAGGGACAATATGCGCCAGTAATTGGCATTTTCCTTCGCCAAAGATCTGCAGGAGAAGCATTGACAATTGTTGGTAATGGTAATCAGCGCAGAGATTTTACATATGTTGGTGATGTATGCCAAGCAAATATTCTTGCTGCTACAACAGAAGTTGATTTTAAAGCATTTGGGCAAGTTTATAATGTTGGTACGGCAAATAATTATTCCGTAAATCAAGTTGCCAGAATGATTTCTAATAATACCGTAAACATTGATCCTCGTCCAGGTGAAACTTACCTTAGTCTTGCTAATAATCAAAAACTTCGCAAGACATTTGGTTGGGAACCTACAATGAATCTTGAGGATTGGATTGGAAAACAATCATGAAAGTTAAAATTTTTACTTTTGCTTTTAATCGTCCAGATATTTTACAACACCAGATCAATTCTTTCAAAAAATATATTGAAGATGATTTTGAGTTTCATGTAGTTTATGATACTCGTGATGATGAACATTTAGAATCATTCACAAAGATTTGTGAAGAAAATAATATACCTCTTCACCATCATACTTCACAACCAGGAAATACTCCGAGTTTTTATAATTCGGATGCAATTCAGTGGACTTATGATAATTTCATAAAACCTGATGATGAAGATTTTATTGCGATGATTCTTGATCATGATATTTTCTTGATTGATAATTTGAATGTTTCTAAATTTATGGAGGGATATGATCTTTCCGGATTACTTCAAACCAGGGGAAGTGTTGAATATGTTTGGGCAGGATTAGTTTTCTTTAGAAAATCTTCTCTTCAAAATATTGATTTTAATTTCTATCCACAAACAGTTGATGGTCAATTACTTGATTCTTGTGGAGGAACATATGAATTACTTCGTAATGAAAAAATTAAATTTAAATCTACTGATGTTATATATCCAGATGAATATAATGGCATAAATCTTAGGGATCCATCTAATTCTAATGGTGGATATGAGATGGAACTTCATGCTGATCAAAAGTTTTTACATTTCCGAAATGCCTGTAATTGGCATAATGGAATGAAAGTAGTAGATAATCAAAAAACTTCCATTTTACATTCAATTCTTAAGGATTTTGAAATTATATGAAAATCGGTTTTAATTGTAGTTCATTTGATTTATTTCATGCTGGGCATGTTACGATGCTTAAGATTGAAAAGGAAATGTGTGATTATTTGAAAGTAGCCCTTCAAGTTGATCCAACAATAGATCGCCCTGGAATCAAAAATAAACCAGTGCAATCTGCTTACGAACGATATGTTCAACTTCAAGGATGTAAATACATTGATGAAATTCTTGTTTATGAAACAGAAGAAGATCTTCTCAATTTAATTCAATCTCAAACAATTCATATAAGATTTTTGAGTGAAGAATACAAAGATAGAGATTTTACTGGAAAGCAATATTGTATTGACAATGGGATAGAGTTATTCTTCCATTTGAGAAGACATAAATATTCTTCAACTGAAATTAGAAATAGAGTTCATCATCTTGAAGAACAAAAAAGATTGAAAAAATCGGAAGAAAATGTAATAGAACAGTATTCTCCAGAAATTTTAGAAAAATATTCAATTAAAAATAATCAATCATGACGATTTTAGTCACTGGAGGGGCAGGATTTATTGGTAGCAATCTTCTTCATCATTTAATTAAAACTGTAGATGAAGAAATTGTATGTATTGATAAATTGACCTATGCTGCAGATAGAAATAATGTTCCTGACGGAATGAAGTTTTATGCTACAGATATTGCTGATGAACATAATTGTGAATATATTTTTAAAAAACATAAACCAAAAACAATCTTTCATCTTGCTGCTGAAAGTCATGTAGATAATTCAATTAAAGATTGCTCTCAATTTCTTCATACAAATATTAATGGGACAGTAAATCTTCTTAACCTATCCGTCAAACATGAAGTCGAAAGATTTATTCATATTTCAACTGATGAAGTTTATGGTTCTATAGAAGAAGGATATTTTACTGAACTATCAAATTATGCCCCAAGAAATCCTTATTCGGCATCTAAAGCAGCAAGTGATCATTTTGTAATGGCATATCATACTACTTATGGTTTGCCTACAATTATTACAAATTGTTCTAATAATTATGGACCTATGCAGGATTGTGAGAAGATGATTTCAAAGACAATTACAAATCTGATGCATGGTAAGAAGGTTCCCGTATATGGTGATGGAAAGCAAGTTCGTGATTGGTTATATGTCCAGGATCATTGTGAAGCACTTGTAGAGGTCTGGAGTCGAGGTAGAATAGGTAGAAAGTACAATATTGGTGGAGAGTGTGAAATTAGGAATATTGATTTGGTTAGAATGATTCTTGACCGTATGAATGTGAAGGAAAATATGATAGAATATGTGGAAGATAGACCTGGGCATGACCGTCGATATTCAACTGATATTACTAAAATTCGTCATGAATTGAAATGGTCTCCAAGATTTTCTATAGAACAAGGACTTGACAAAACAATTGAATGGTATGAACGCAATAGGAACTAATTTAAAAGATGCTTATATCATCACAAACAAAAAATTTGAAGATGATCGTGGATTCTTTATGGAGTCTTTTAATTTAAAAGAATTTGAAAAAATTGTTGGGGAATGTAATTTTGTCCAAGATAATCATTCAAAGTCATCTAAAGGAGTTTTGAGAGGTCTTCACTATCAAATTGAACATGCACAAGGTAAACTTGTTCGTTGTATTTCTGGAGCAGTGTTTGATGTGATTGTTGATTTGAGAAAATCATCTCCATCATTTGGAAAATGGTTTGGAATTAAATTATGTGAAAATAATTTACAATTGTGGGTTCCTCCTGGATTTGCTCATGGATTTTATACTCTTACAGATTTTGCTGAAATCCAATATAAAGTAACTGATTATTATTATCCAGAATATGATAGAACTTTGATTTGGGATGATGTGGATTTAAATATTGAGTGGGGAGTGGATGGGGATCCTATCCTATCTCAAAAAGATTCTAAAGGAAAAACTTTTCAAGAATGTGAAAAGTATGTTTGAAAAAATTTCTGTTTATGGTGGAACTGGATTTATTGGAGGTTCTTTTTGTAATCTTTTTTCTGATCAGGTTATAAAAATTCCTAGGGAATCTAGAGAACCACAATCCAAAGACATTCTTTATTTTATTAGTACAACTACAAATTATAATGTATTTGAAGATCTTCATGTAGATATTAATACTAATTTGAATCTTCTTATGGAAGTACTTGAGTATTGTAAAAGTGAAGATATCATATTTAATTTTGTGAGTTCTGGATTTGTATATGGACTGGATGTTGTAGATGCAAAGGAAACTGATCTTCCAGATCCTAGAGGATTTTATTCAATTACAAAACGAACAGCAGAACAATTATTGATTTCATTCTGTGAAACTTTTGGATGTAAGTATCGTATATTTCGTCTTGCCAATGTATATGGAACTGATAAAACAGTATCTCCAAAAAAGAATGTTTTAGGATTCTTGATAAACAAATTAAAAAATGATGAAGACATCCAACTCTATGATGGAGGATTTGTTCTTCGTGATTATATGCATGTTGATGATGTTTCACAAGCAATCAAATGCATTATAGGTAGTGGATCTGAAAATCAAATATATAATATTGCTACTGGACAACCACGGTATTTTCGTGATATAATTCAATTAGCAGTCGATAAATTGCCGAATTGTAAAAGTAGTATATTATCTTCTACTACTCCAGAATTTTATGCAAAAACTCAAGCAAGAAATTTCTCTTTAAATATTGAGAAATTAAACAATTTAAACTTTAAACCAACTATTTTACTTGATATTGGAATTGAACAATTATGCCTTAATTGATGGTACTATATAATTTAAATGAATTAAGTTTATGGACAACAAAGAGTGGTTTAAGAATCAATTGAAATTGATAGAAATCGAAGTATTTTCTTTTTGCAATAGAAAGTGTTGGTATTGTCCCAATTCTTATATTGATAGGCATAGTACTAATAACATTATGCCAGAAGAAAAGTATTTAAATATTCTAAATCAATTGAAAGAAATTGATTATCAAGAAGAAATTACCTATAGTAGATATAATGAACCTTTGTCTCATAGAGATATTATTGTAAAGAGAATCAATCAAGCTAGATCAATTTTGCCAAATTGTAAACTCAGAACAAATACAAATGGTGATTATGTTACTCTTGAATATATTCATAAATTAAGAGATAACGGACTTAATGAATTATTCATCCAGCAATACTTGGGAAATGATGAATTGTATGATCATTCTAAAATGAAAGATAGAATGATCAAAAAAATTGCTGGATTGGGTGTAGAATATTCAGTTATAAGTGATATTCAAGATCATCGCATTGAATATGAATTGCACATTCCCGGAATAGTTGTACATTTAAGAGCAAGAAACTTTAGTATTGAGGGAACAGGTAGAACAAAAAAAGTGTGTGATTTTAATTCTGAATATATCAGAACAAAACCATGTGTGCAACCATTTAATAACATGTATATTGATTATAATGGATCTATTATGGTTTGTTGTAATTCAAGATCAGATGTTCCTGAAAATAGTGATGCTTTTATGGGAAATGTTGATGATGATAAATTGTGGAATATCTATAGGGGTGAAAAGTATACCTATTGGAGAGATCATTTGAAGGATGAATCTCCAAAGAGTGGTATGTGTGAAAAGTGTAAAATTGATGTTAACTTTAACGAATTTTTATGAAAAGTATTATAACCCACTTTTATAATGAAGAATATCTTCTTCCTTGGTGGTTGGAGCATCATAAGAAAATTTTTGATTATGGATTAATGATCAATTACAATTCTACTGATAGATCTGTAGAAATAATCAAAGATATTTGTCCAGATTGGCAAATTGTTGATTCTGTTAATCGAGAATTTAGTGCCATTGAGGTTGATAAAGAAGTAATGTATTATGAGGAACAAATACCAGGATGGAAAATTTGTTTAAATGTACCGGAATTTTTATATGGAGATTTTTCATCTTTGAGGGATGATCAAAATCAGTTTCATTTAGCTCCTTGTTTATATTTTGTAGATAATCAAGATTTATCAGAACCAGATAGAAATAAACCACTGCATGAGCAATATTCATTTGGATGCAGTTATAAAGATCGTAACCTAGACCTTTCCAGTATTTTTGAGAGGGGCATGAGATGTTTACACAACCATCCAGTTTTAAATTATCCTATTGGTAGACATTTTCATGATTATAGTCATGTATCTGAAAATTTTATGGTTTTTTACTATGGACTTGCTCCCATGAATGAGCACCTAATTGAAAGGAAAACTCAAATTCAACATAAAATATCTCAAGGTGATAAGGATAGAAATTTTGGTGGTCATCATATTACTGATGAAGAAAAGATTATTAAATTATTAAGTGATGAATTTAGACCATTATCTAAAGATCTCTCAACTGAAATGGAAAAATATGTAAAATTCTGTTATTGAATATGATAGAATATTATACAAACTTATTGAAATTAAAAAACCATGTATCAACTAATTGATAAATTTATTAAATCCACAAAGGAAATTGATAGTGATATCTTTCCTTTTCTAGCAAACAAAAAAAACTTTAATCCCGAAACTGATTCCGTTTATTATTCGGGTCCTTATTGGGATGATGAAGAAATTACTGAAATGATTCACTCAATTCTTAAAGGAAAGTGGTTATCTTCTGGTGAAAAAGTTCATAAATTTGAAAAGCAATTTTCCAAAAAATTTGGATTTGATTATTCGGTAATGGTTAATTCTGGTAGTTCTGCTAATCTTGTAATGATTGCAGCACTTAAGAAGCATTTTGGTTGGGAAGATGGAGATGAGATTGTTGTCTGTGCCTGTGGATTTGCTACCACAGTGGCCCCTATCGTTCAAAATGGATTGAAACCAGTTTTTGTTGATATTGATTGGTCTGATTTAAATTGGGATTTGAATCAATTAGAACAAAAAATTTCTTCCAGAACTGTAGCAGTTATTTCTTCACCTGTTCTTGGTAATCCGTATGATATTGATAAACTTGTTGGCATTTGTAAGTCAAAAAATATTCATTTGATTGCTGATAATTGTGATAGTCTTGGTAGTAAGTGGAAAGGTAATTATTTGACTGATGTTGCAGTTGCTTCCTCTTGTTCTTTTTATCCAGCACATCACATTTGCACTGTAGAAGGTGGAATGGTTTCCTCCAATATTAAAGAAGTTGTAGATCTTGCTCGAAGTTTTGCTTGGTGGGGTCGTGACTGCTATTGTGTTGGACAACAAAATCTTCTCTCTTGTGGGACATGTGGTAAAAGATTTGACAATTGGTTAGAAGGATATGATGGAATTGTTGATCATAAGTATATTTTCTCTAACATGGGATATAATTTGAAACCTCTTGATCTTCAGGGTGGTTTGGGATCTGTTCAAATCACAAAATTTGATGACATTCACCGTATTCGCAGAAATAATAAGGAAGCAATTGGAAATATTCTTGAAACTATTCCAGGTGTAAGAGTTGTAGGGGAACGACCAGAGGCAGAAACTAGTTGGTTTGGCGTTCCCATTGTTTGTGAAACCAAGCAATTGAAAGAAACTTTGGTGACACATTTAGAAAAAAATAGGATTCAAACTCGCAATTACTTTGCTGGAAATATTCTTCTTCATCCTGGATACAAGGATCTTGATGATGCAAGCAAATACCCTAATGCAAATCAAGTATTGGGTAAGGTCTTTTTCTTGGGGTGCTCTCCCACAATTACTGATTCTATGATAGAATACATAGAAAAAGTAATACAATTATTTGTAAAAAAATAATGCAATTGACGAAAAGACTGATTGTTAGTAATCATTCAAATCATGATTTAGAATGGCTACTTGATTTGGATGATTATGGATTTACTTCAGATAATATTTACATATATGAAAGAAGTCCATCCAATATACCTAATGTAAGGCATTTAGGTAAAGTTATTGAATCGCCAAATGTGGGATCTAACATATATGATATTGGTAAACACATTGTAGAAAATTATGATGACCTTGCCGATATTAATATATTTGTTAAGGGCAATATTACATTTAGGACATATACAAATAGGGAAAGATTTTTATATGCCCTAACTGCAAATTGGTTTGTTCCTATTGATAATGATCCCATAGGAAGTGGTGGTGAAAATTGCTACGAACCTTGGGGAGAAGGATTTTATGTAAATGACTCTTCTCTAATAATACCAATTTCTGAAGAAGGTGATGATAAATTCACCGTTTATTATGGTAAGGCAGTTGAAAGGCCTTCTAAAACATATGGTAGATTTAAGAATATAAAAGAATTTTTGGAGGATCTTTTTATTATAGGTAGAATTCCAAATTATCTATCTTTTTGTCCAGGAGCAAACTTTACTGTTCCTAAACAAAATATTCTTAAGTATAGTAAAAATTTTTATAAAAAGATGATGTATTATACTGATTATTTTAAAGATCCAATTGAATCTCATTATTATGAAAGAGTATATAATTTAATATGGCAAGGATGCCTTAAAGAAAATACATCGTTCCAAGTTCCTGAAGACTATAATGGATAAAAATAAAGCACTTTATAAACTCAAGGGCCTTCCTCCCATCTATTATCTCAATCTGGATGAGCAACCAGAAAGAGCACAATATATGGAAGGTCAGTTTAAGTATTGGGAGATTGAAGATTATACTCGCATCTCTGCTTATGATGGTAGGGATGATAGAGACCTTGGAGACATTCTCAAAGGACGCTATCCGGATATGATGACCTCTGGTGAAGTAGGTTGCACTACATCGCACCTGAAGGCACTGAAGCACTTCTTAGAGACTTCTGATTCTCCTTGTGCTCTGATTATGGAAGATGATTGTGATTTAGATCCAGTAAAACATTGGGGATTTACTTGGAAAGATTTTTTCTCTAAAGTTCCTTATGCTTATGATGTAGTTCAACTTGCGATTATTAATCCTGCACAAGTTCATCTTAAAATACATCGTAGATTTGTAAATGATTTTTCAACTGCTTGCTATTTAATTACTCGTCATCATGCACAAAAATTAATTGATCTTCATGTGCGTGGTGATAAGTATAAGATTGATAATGGAGTCAAACCTCGTGCAGTTGCTGATGATTTGATTTACAATTCTGGAAATACTTATGCAATTCCTCTATTCCTTTATAAGATTGAACTAGGTTCTTCTATTCATACCGAACATGTGGATGTATTTCATAAGTCTAGTTATGAAGGCCTTTGGCAGTTTTGGAGAAATGAATCTAATAATATTAGTGATTGGAATATGATATTGGATTATGATCCCTACTTTGGAACTCTTCCCCCAGGATGGGAAGGCAAATAGGGCTTGACAAGTCTTTAGATTTCCTATATAATTGTGCAATGTTTCGTAACAAAACGAAAAAATGACTACAACGACTAATGAGTTCGGGCAACAAAACATGTTTGCTAAAGAACCCACGATGTACATCTCTGATGAAGACGCCATCAAATATGGTATGATGACTCATAACGAACGAGCAGAACTTGCTAACGGTCGTTGGGCAATGCTTGGCATCATTGCTGGATTTGTTTCTTATGCAACCACTGGACACCTCTTCTTTGGTGTGCTATGATGAGTGAAGCAATCTTTACCATCACAAGCATTGCCTTCTTTGTGCTTCTTGCACACTCAATCAATCAACTTTCAGAAACTTACTAAGGAGAACTAAAATGAAATTCGGATTTACCCCTGAGGCAGAGACTCTTAATGGTCGTCTTGCCATGCTTGGATTTGTAATTGCAGTTGGAACTTATCTCACGACTGGGCAGATTCTTCCAGGCGTGTTTTAAAATCCTAACAAAATAAGCATTTATACTTATCCTCATTCTAAATATGAGTGGGGAACATAATATTTTATATGATAATCGCAGAATCTTATTTTGTATTAATGGTTATCATTCTTATCATAAAAGCAGCATTTTCGAAATAATTTTAAATCCTCTTCTATATACAGGAGAGGATTTTTTATTATGTCTAAGAATCAGATTACAAAAGATGAGATTAAAGTTTGGGTAGAGAAGTTAAAGACCGAACTTTATAATGATCCAACTTTAGAGGGAAAGTCCCTTGCTCATAAGTATCTCAACCGAGTCTTGGACAAAATTTCTGAGTATCGGTATTGACAGGATCCAGAACCCGTGCTATGATAAATACATGTTAAGAAAACAACACATTTCTTAATCTTCTGTAACCGAGATCATCAGAAGTAAAGCATCTCTCATATCCACGATGGAGGGTGTCGTGGAGTATACTGTAATCGTTCAATTCCCCTTGGACTTATACTTACCCTTTTACGAAAAATGACTGCTACTATTGCTTCACGCCGCTCTGGCGCAAATGCCTGGGAACAATTCTGCTCCTGGGTGACTTCTACGAACAACCGTCTTTATGTTGGTTGGTTCGGCGTTCTGATGATTCCAACGCTGCTTGCTGCAACGATTTGTTTCATCATCGCATTTGTCGGTGCTCCTCCTGTGGACATTGACGGCATTCGTGAACCTGTTTCTGGTTCATTAATGTACGGTAACAACATCATCTCTGGTGCCGTT